TCGACGCCCAGTCGGCGGCATCCAGGTGATCCTGCCCGTCGCGCCAGTCCGAAAGCGGCATGTAATTGTCGATGCCCACGAAATCGATGGCGTCATCGGCCCAAAGCGGGTCAAGGTGAAAGTATCTGTCGCCCGACCCGTCCTGCGGCTGATAGCCGAAATATTCCGACCAATCCGCCGCATACCCGATCTGTGTCTCCGGCAGCAACATGCGCACCTCTGCCGCGAGATCGCGCCGATGTTGTACCGCAACAAAGGTATTGCCCGTGCCCCGGATCCAGGTGAGGCCCCGCATTTCACTGCCGATACAGAAGCTGTCGATACCCCCCGCCGCCGCGCACAGCGCGGCATAGTGCAGGATGAACCGGCGAAACCCCCAATCCTCGGGCGCACCGCCATAAGTAACGACGCCGTCGCCGACGGTGAAATCGGCTGCGGTCGCCGTGCCAAAGAACGTATCCACCTCTGCGTTTGCCTGCGCCGTCCCGTCGGGCGAGCCGGGTCGCCCCGGAGCCTCGCTCAGGGTGATGCGGCCGCGCCAGGGAAGCACCGGCTGATCGGGCGCATCGCTATAGGGATCGGGCAATCCGTTCCCATCAAGCTGGTCCATCAGAATGAACGGATAAAACAGGACACGTTGGCCTTCCGCACGCATGTACCGGATCGCTTCGACCACGGATGCGTCGGCAGGTGTGCCGCCATAGATCGGACGCCCGTCCTGCCGCGCGATCACATCCGCTCCGGACCGCGCTAGGCCCGAGACCGACCAGGGCATGCCCGACCCTTCGTCCTCCGCGCTTTCGACCTTGGGGGTCAGCGTGCACGCATCGCACCGCAGATCGTCGCCAAACCAGCAGACCACCAATGAGGCGGCGGAACAATTGGGCAGCTCATCGCGCAAATGGCCAAAGGACGTCTCAAAATCCGTGAGGCCCGAAGGGCTGTTTACATTCGCCGCTTTCTGCGCCCCCGGTCCGGTGGAGTAATAGACTGGCGTGGTGGCCAGCGCGTATTCACCGGATCCAGGCACCAGTGCGACGGCCTCTACGCCATGCGGCATCGATCCCGGTGCAGCCGCGGTGCCGCGCTGCTCGGGGCGGGTCACTTCAAACGAAAACTGGGGAACCCGGTTGCCGAACGGCTCCAATGGCAGGTTTTCCATCACCACATAAGCGGTGCCGCGATAGGCCGGCACCTGCCCCGCCCCTTCGACCGCTTCCATCACCGGATCGGGCACCTGATCCATGGTGCCTGAGTAGATCGACATATTGAGGTCTTTGGGCGCCAGTTCCTGTCCATCCGCCCACACCCGACCGACGCTGGTGATCTCTCCCTCACAAATCGCGACGGCGAGGCTCACGGTATAGCTGTAGGTGGTTGTCTTGGGTTGTGCAGGCCCGCCCTTGCCGCCCCCTGAGGTCGTCGCGGTTTCGGCAAAATCCGACGCCCAGATCACCTGCCCGCCCAACCGCACCCGGCCAAAGCCCTGTGCCACCGCGCCCCCTTCGCTGGCGCCGGTAAGCCGGAAGCGATCCACGCGGCCTGTTTCGACGCTTTGTGATCCGCGCCCCAAAAGCTGCTGGTCGATCAGTTTGCCGACCGTCGCACCAACTGCACGACCCACCGCGACCGAGGACAGCCCCAGAACTGTACCACCGATCGAGCCACCGATTGCGGCCCCTGCCGCTGACAATACGACTGTGCTCATGACTGCCTCTCCGTTGGAAATTCAAACCGTGCCACAATGCGGCGCCGCCAGGGGGCGCTGAGCAGGCTTTCAACCACCCCGCGCCCGGCATACGCATGGATGAACGCCGCCTGCGCCCCAACGGTCGAGACAATGCCAAGATGCTTGGCCACCGCGCCCGCGCGCATCCGAAACAGGATCACATCTCCTGGCAGCTCAGCCTGAAGGGGTTTGCCCACCAAATGGCGCAATGCCGCCTGCCACAACCGCTCTTGGCCCTGCGGCTCGGACCAGTCCATGGAATAGGCCGGGACAGCCTCGGGCTCATGCCCGTAAAGGCCGCGCCACACCCCCCGGATCAGGCCCAGACAATCTGTGCCCGCACCGACGGTAGAGGCCTGATGGTGATAGGGTGTGCCCAACCAAAAACGCGCCTCAGTTACGATATCGTCACGCTTCATCTGCGGCTGCCCCCGGTATTGGGATTGCCCGAGCGCGGATAGGCCACCATCCAATCCTCACCGGGGATATCCGGAAAGCCCTGGAAGTTCAGAAGGTTATTGAACTTGAGACGACAGGTTTCCGACCGCTTGTCGCATCCCGCCTCAAGCCGGACCAGATCGCCCGCAGCGATCGGCGCGCGCAACGGGGTCCACAGCGCGATCTCGCGCCGCCCTGCCTGCGCACGGTCCTGTTTGATCGCGGCCCAGAGGCCGGTCGCCGCACCGCTCAGCACGCTCAGCCGCCCACGCGCAAACCAGTCGGGCGCAAAGCCATCCAGCGCAGCCCAGGCCAAACGCCCCTGATCGACCACATCCTCGACCGCCAACTCGACCGCATATCCCGGATCGTTCAGATCGAACCGGCAGGTCACATCGCCCAGAACAGCCGTACACGGTTTTTGATAGATCCGGCCCTGCGGCGCATTCAACCCTTCGGTCAGCCCCCGAAGTTCGGCCTGAAACGCGCCCCCCGCGCGCCGCAACTCACCAATCGAGCCGCGAAACTGAAGCAGGCGTTGCTCAGGTGCGGCCCAGTTGACCAGCCAGCACCGCACATCCGCGCCGTCAAAGCGGCCCGCCTCGATATCGGCTTCGGTGATAGAGGCGTCGCTGATCGCGCCCAGCGCTTCGGTATTGTCCACCGAGAGGCCGGTCGACTGTTGCAAGGCATAGGCCGTGAGCCCCGTATCGGGCTTGAAATCGACCCCCTCGAACTGCAATGGCAGATCGTGATCGGTGAACCCAAACGCGACGCCATCGCGGCGCGCTATGGCCCAGCAGCGGCAGAGCGTTGTCTCGCCCCCCGCCATATGCGCCTTCAACTCAACTGAAATCCGGGTCATCACACACGCACCTCGACCACCGGCACATTGGGTACGTCACCTGCCTGAAAACTGGCCACGCTTGTCTGGATCCGGTCCGTGTCAAACCGCACCGGCACGTCGAACTCAAACCCGGCGGTCACAGACATGTCCTGATCGGGGGGGCGCGCAAAGGCGATCAGACCTGTGGTCTCGTCGACAGTGTAATCGACCGCTTCCTGCATCTCGTCCTCTTCGATGCCGACCCGCACCGTGCCCGAGACCGGTTTGGAAATCGGGCGGGCATAGCTGAACGCGCCCGACCGATAGGTCTTGACCAGCGGAAAGACGGTCTGCACCCCGTTGCCCAGGGCGATGACCTGATCCTGATAGGTGACCTCTTCCTTGGCGCGGCCGGATTTGAAGTCGGACCAGTCCTTCCAGCGAAATCCGTACATCTGCCCACGCCGCGCTTCGAAGAACGCAATCAGCGTTTCGACATCGTCGAGCGAGCGCATGCCCAGCCCCGCGTCATACCGCCTGCGCGAATGCGCCCAGGGCGTATTGCGCTCTTCAAACCCGTTGGCCAGCGTCACCACATCGGTGCGCCGCTCTGGCCCGCCAATCGAGCCAAAGCTCAACGAGGCGGGAAACCGGACATCATGGAAGTTCATCGCCTTCTCCTTCGATCAACGATTGCGGTTGCCGCGGCCAAGCGCCCGGCCCATCTGCGCCGCAATCTGCCCCTGGCTGCGCTGAAAACCCTGCACATCGGGCGTGCTCACCTGGATGACGACATGGGTCGTACCCCCCGATCCACGCACGCCCAGCTTGCCATCGGGGCCGCGCGCCAGGGGCATGATCGCCTCCGGCCCCGCCTCGCCCATCAGACCGGTGCCACCACGCATCGGAAACATCGTCGGACCGTTCACGATCCCGCCCGAGGCGAAGGGCATCACCCGGCCCTGGGCAAATGAGCCGCCATCGGCAAAGGGCAATAGCCCTTGCATCAGGTTCGATACACCGCCCGCAATCAGACCACCAAAATGGTCGGTCACCGGCTTCATCGCCGAGGAATAGACCGTGTTGATCATCGAGTGAGCCAGCGTGTCGAGCGCGTCGGATAGCTTGTCACCGTCAAACACCACACCGTCGAACGCCTTGCGCAAACCGCGTGACAGCCCCCGCTCCAACGTGGCCGCATCCTTGCCCGTGGCGGCAAAGCTCTCGCGGATACGCCGCAATTCGCCGTTGAAACCGGCCGCCATCTGGGATGCGACGTTCAGGCTGTCGCCCAGCCCGTCGGATGCCAGTTCAAGGTTCTCAATACCTTCGCCTTCACTCATCCCCTGTCTCCTTTCGGTGATCGGGAAACGCCGCTTCCAGCGTCTCCAACCCGGCCCGCGTCATCGGCGCGCGGCCTCCGCCATGGCCCAGCATCATCGCCAGCTCCGCCGGTGTCAGCGCCCAGAACCGCTCGGGCTCCAGCCGAAGCCCCTGCATCCCGGCGCGCATCAGGCCAGGCCAATCAAACCCGCTCATGCGTTCTCTCCGGGCACAATGAATGCGCGCGCCAAAAGCTCGGCACCCGCCCGCGCGGCAGCCATCGGCCCACCCGCGATATCGGCTTGGCCCAGCTCTTGGATGCTGATCACCGCGCCGCCGCCCAGCAGCCCGGCATGCACCAGCGCCAACACATCCGCCGAGGAAAACGCACCGCCCTCGAACCGCTCCACCAGCGCCACCAGCGAACCTGCTTCAACCCGCGCCTCAAGAGCGGCCAGCGCCCCCAGCGTCAGCTTGAGGACATGCGGCTCCCCGTTGATGGTCAGCGCCCCCTCTCCCCTCCACGGCTTGGTCATCGGCTCAGATCGCGGTGAAGGTCAGCGCACCGGCACTGGCCCGCGAGATTTCATAGGTCGCCTCACCATTATGCGCGCCGGAATACTCTATCGCGGTGACTTGAAAGGCGCCCTCCACAATGCCGAAATCGGGAATGATCACCTGAAACTCCGGCGTCTCCCCATCGAAGAACAGTTGCCGTGTCCGCTCATCGGTGCCCTGATCCTTGAACACGCCCGAGCCGGAGATCGCCGCAGATTTGACGCCTGCCCCGCTCAGCAATTCCCGCCAGCCGCCCTGGCTTTCCAGGCTGGTGACATCCACCGCCTCGGCGTTGAAGCTGACCCGCGTGGCGCGCAGCCCCGCGATTGTTTCGAACTGACCGCCACCGGTCATGTCCACCTTGACCAAAAGATCCTTGCCAGATTGGGCAACCATGTCTCTTCTCCGTGTTGAGTGTTAAATGTCATCGACGCGGGCGCGAAATCTCAGATCGATCTGCCGCAGCGATCCCGCGGGCCCGGTCCGCCGCGCAACGGCGCGGTCGAAATTGAGATAGACGAGCGTGCCACGGGTCAGAGGCAGCGGCATGTCCAGCGCATCCGTGATCGCACCGGCGGCCTGCTTGGCCAATGCGAACCCGGCCGCCGCCGACACCACCGAAACGGTGAACCGGTGCAGGCTGCCCGATCCCGTCACATCCGACCGGTCGGTGGCGGTTTCGGGTCCAAGGCTTACATAGAGGCTCGGCAAGGCCCCCTCGGGCATTGCATCGTAAATCGCGCTGCCGACCAACGCGTCCAACGCGGGATCCGCTTGCAGGTGTTGATACACTGCCGATTGCAACGCCGCGGACACTGCATAGCTCATGCCACGACCTCCTCTTGCGCAAAGCATGTCAGGTACCGGCCATGCCCGTCCCATTCGGTCACTGCTGTGATGGCATAGATCCGCGTCCCTTCTCGAAACCGCTGTCCGGGCTGAGGATGCGATGCCGCCCCATAGGGCGCCCCGCGCACAACGATCTTAAGCGGAACCGTTGCAACGGTTGCCGTGCCAGATGTCCGTTCCCGCCCCGAGCGGCTTTGAATCCCCGCCCAAAGCTCTCCCAGCGCGACCCAGGTCTCAGAATAGCCGCCCGCGCCGTCGGGCGCGCGCTCCGGAGATTCCAGCACCAGCTTGCGGTTCAGATGCGGCACCTTCATCACGCCCGGCCCGCGCGCAGGCGCAATGATTTGTACCGCTCGATCAGACTCGAGACGCCAAACGGCATGCAGCCGCCCGAAAGGCCGGTCTCATGCCGGAACTCGTAATAATGCGCGGCCAGCATCAGAACGGCCTGAGCCAGATCAGACGGAATCTCCGTGAACGCCGCCGCATAGCCGGCGCTGAAGGTAACCTTGACCGAGCCGTCCTGAGGCAACAAAGGCAGCAACATGCTGCGCGGCTTGAGCGCGGGCCTGTGCGTATCCTGCTCCAGCCAGTAGCTTTCGGCCGGAACGGCGGTCTCCTGACCCAGGCGATCCATCAACGTCACCGCATCGACCGCTGCAATCGGAGCCACCGGAAACACCTGACCCATGGCATTCTGCCAACCGTTCAGAACAAGGGAAAAGTTGCGCGTGATCAGCACCTTGCCCGTTCGGGCCTCAACCGCAGCGATGGCCGCGCGCAAAAATGACTGCAAGACACTGTCTTGCAAACTGCCTTCGTCAAACCCGCTGCCCATATGCAGATGCGCCTTGAACGCCTCCACCGGCAATGCCGCATCAGGTACGATGTTCTCTTCTATCAACATCATCAATTCACTCCGAATCTCTCTGCCCGTCCGCACCTGCTCGGCGCGGGAAATCGACCGCGTGCCGCCCCACGTTGCTCGGACGGAGGGGAGCAGCTAGACAACATGAGGGGTCTTCTCAGACACGCGCCCGATCCCGAGGTCGGCCTGCACAGGCCGACCTCTATCGACCTTCCTTACGAAAGGCCGAATTTCAGCAGCTTTATGGCCGCGAAATCGCTCACATCCCCGCCGACGCGCTTGGTCGCGTAAAACAGAACATGCGGCTTGGCGCTGAACGGGTCGCGCAGCACGCGCAGATCGGGACGCTCGGCCACGGTGTAACCGGCGGCGAAATCGCCAAAGGCAATGGAATGACTGCCGCTGGCCGCATCCGGCATATCCTCGGCAATCAGCACAGGATACCCCATCAGGCGCGCGGGTTCCGCCGCCGCGAGACCGTCGGACCACAAAAACCGGCCATCGGCATCCTTGAGCTTGCGCACCAGGCCCGCTACCTTGGAATTCATCACGAAAGTCGCATTGGCGCGATACTCCGCCCCCAGGGCATAGACCAGGTCGACGATCGCCTCCGCATTGCCGATCCCGCCATCGGTCCCGGTCGCGACATAGCCCAGATCCCCCCAGGACCACGATGCGTCATCCACGATGGTATGCGCCAGAAACCCCTTGGGCTTGTCCACACCGTCACCTGCGACAAAGGCCGCCGCCTCGGCGCGCGCGAACTTGTCCGCGATCCGGCCTGCCAGCCAGCCTTCAATATCGAAGGCACTGTCATCGAGCAGCCGTTGGGAGGCTTTGGGCATCGCGCTCAGCTCGTTCAGCGCAATAGAGATCCTGTCGATCTGCGGGCTGTCGGTCTCGCCGGTGGCTGCAGTCTCGGTGGCCCAGCCTGCGCCCACATCGGTGTGATCGACCAGCACGTCATAGGACGTCGCTTCGACATTGACCACATTGGCAATCGCCCGGATCGAGGCCGTGGCATTCAGAACCGACTGCACCGTGTCAGAGGTTTGCGGATCCACCAGATACCCGCCATCGCTGTTGACGGCCGTCGAGAGCGCCTTGCCCTCCATCTCCAGGCCCCGCAGCGCATCGTCATCGCCGCTGCGCAGATAGGCTTTAAAGGCTTTCTGGTGCGGTGCGTCCATCTCGACGCCGCCTGCCAGATGCGGGCGCGCCGCAAATTGGGTTTTACGATCCAGCATGGTCAGTCGCTCTTCCGTTTGTTGAAGTTTGTGTTGAATTTCATTCTGAAAGCCCTTGAAATCGGACATGGTGCCGATCTCTGCTGTCGCTTTGAAGTCAAATGTCTCAATGGTCATCTTTTTCCGTCGCTTTCAGCTAGGTGTGGAGGCGTGAGGCTTGTAGCGGGTCCAGCCATTCACAATGTATGAAGCCGCGTCTTCACGGGTGGTGAGGGTCGTTCGTTCGGTCACCCCCGACCAATGCAGAAGGGTGACTTCCTGGCCAAGGATGTCGGCCGGCGCATCAATCAGTTTTCTCTCAAAGCCGGGTATCATTTGTCCGTCCTCTTCATGCAGGGGGTGTTGCGTCCAAAATGGCATGTCCGAACAGCTCGGGAATTTGAGGCGCTACTGCGTTTCCGATCGATCTATTGCGGTGTATCCCGTCGGGTATCCCATGACCTGTTCCGCGGTCTCTGGAACTGGATACGGTTGGCCAAGTCGGAGGCTGCACCAGTCTTGCCAGTTGTTCCTCTCGGGGTTTGTTCTTCCAGGCCTGGGCGATAATCGCCCGCCCTTGAATGTCGTGGCATTCGGGGTGGGCCATAATCCAAACTCTGTCCCGAAGCTGGCGGCAACCAACGTAGGAAGCCGGAATGCAATGCCATTCCGTGTCATGCCCGATCTGGGCCAAGGCCCCGAGAACTGAGCCCATCCCTCGATCAAGCAAAGCTGCCACGTTCTCCAGCAGCAGTTTTGGCCGTCCCACCAAGCGAACGGTTCGTAAGATATGCCAGAAGAGTCCACTACGGTTTCCGGTAAGGCCGGCACCTTTTCCAACGAGTGAGATGTCCTGGCAGGGAAAGCCCGCCGTAACCAAGTCCACGGGTCCGACAGGTCCAAAGTTGGCGGTTGTAACGTCTTCAAAGCGCGGCACCTCTGGCCAATGTTTCGCCAAAACGCGATTGGCAAATTCGTCAATTTCGCAGAATGCGACAGTTTCAAAGCCGCCGGTACGTTCGAGACCGAGACTGAAACCACCAATCCCGCTGAACAGATCTAGAACGCGATAGGGTGCCATGTGGGGGTCCTCTCAGTTCACCCGGATGGCGAAAACGCTCACCGGATCCGGGCCAAAGTGTGGGTGGGTGATTGTCTTCACCCCGCGTCCGCGCCAGGGGCGTTCAATCCGTCGCTGGTGGTCCGACTTTTGCGGGTAGCCGCGGGTGAGACCGATCTTGCTGAACGACCTCCCCAGCAGCCGCTTTGCCCAAAACGGGTTGTATAGGCGGTATTCTTCGACCTTCGATCCGTCCTGGATCTGGTCGAAGTATTCGCCTTTCAAGGGGAGAGTCAGCGTAGCCATTTCAGCGGCCCTTCAAATCTGCTTCAAGACGGTGTCGAGATCTTCGGAGCAAGCTTCGAGCGTGTTTCGCCAGTCCTGGCCCTCTCCATCTGGGCCGATCTTGATCTCGTCGCGGAGGCTGCGCAGCGCGTCCTGCACTTCAGAGATAAGGACACGGGGCGAAGTCTTTTCGATCTCAGCTTTTTGCGCGGGAGATATGTTCTGGCATGGGCAGAACTCATCTGACCCGGCGCAACCGCAGCGCTTCCCTTGTTCGACTTGCCAGTCTTCACGCATCTGTTTTCCTCCTTCTCCTGGTCTCCGTCGCTGATCCCCGGCGGGCGAGGATCAGAAAGAGAGATCAGCTGGTGACTTTGAGGGCTTTGTTCGCGATCTTGCGTGCTTCGGCGATGCTCGTCCTGTTGGCGATTTGACCGAGGTAACGGCGCGCCTCGGCAAGTTTGCCTTTGTAATTCTCCCGGGTGGCGGGAGTTTCCACATTCGACTTCCGAGCGGCGAACCGCGCATAAAAATAGAGCAATGCCACTCCTGTCAGAAATCCTGCTGCAAACATCTCTCTCTCCTTGATCAGAAACCCCGTGGCCAAATCGCGGCCAAGCGGAGGCGGCCACGGGCGCGGCGCGGGATGCGCCTTATTGCTCGGCCTGCGCTTTGCGGAACTCGTCGATCTCGGCTTCCAGTTCAGCGTGGAGTGCAGGCGCGGCCTGCTTCATTTGCTCGATCTGGGGGGCGTAGAGTTCCAACACTTCGTCAACACTCGGAGCATCATGAAGATCTCCCTTGATCATGTTGAAAAGGCCGCGAAATTGCTCCGGGTCGGGCTGTTTTTCAGCAGCCTTTTCTTCCGTTTTCGGCTGCTCTTTTTTCGTGTCCTGTCTCGGGGTTTCCTCTGCCTTCTGTTTGGGCTTGCCCTGAGGTTCCTTTGGTTCCTCCTCCTTCTCGGTTTCTTCGACAAAAACAGCATCTTCCGGATTGGAGTTGACGGTTTTGGATCGCGACGAAATGGTCTCGGCAAAATCAGCCGGCGTGACGTCCTTCATGCCCATCTCGACCTCGATCTGAGCGGGAACGCCGACCATGACTTCGGGACAATAGAGGCGGATCAGGAAGGTTGCAGAGCGGTAGCGCAGCATCTGCTCGGGCATGGATTGGTATTTGGAGTTCTTGGTCCATCCCTCGGCTTTGGCCATTGCCATGTCGCAGGTCGCCTCGACCCGTTTTCCGGTACTTGCCAACTCTGCAACCGCGGTCACCGAAAGCGTCTCGCCCTTTCCGGAGATTTCCCAGCTGATCGGGTTCTTGAAAACCCCGTGCTGGTTGGCCTTGCCGATCATGTAGCTGGAAGACCAACCCGGTTTGCCGCTGACAAAATAGATGTTCTGAGCAACCGTCAGCGGGTCTTCATTCAGACGCGCTGCCATGTTCATTACCAGGACACCATTGGCGATGGCGATTTCCTTTGACCCTTTCCGCAAGTGGTCAGGAAACAACGGCGACAAGGCAAGCATGCTCCCGACGCGCTGCATGTGGTTGAAGGATTCGGGGTCCATCAGGAGTGATGGAGCATAG